TCCCTTTCCTGTTTTAATAGTGTTTCGCAAAGGAATTGTATCAACGTGTGTAGGTAAAGCTGCTAAATCTTCTGGAGTTAAATTTCTTTTTGCCATGTAACTTTCCATAGGTTGACGTCTGGCATATCCTCTTAAAAATTCAATACCTTCAGGTAACCTTGATTGATCACCTATGGAACTTTCCCAATAGTTTCCTTGTACTATGTTCTTTTTCTTTCTGGCTAATTTTTTAGCCAGTGTTCTAGCCGCTAATTTTAGTATTCCTGCTCCAGCCATTAATAATCCAAATGAGGGTTACCTGAATAAGAAGTTTGAATAGGATTACCTGAATAAGAAGTTCCAGATGAAGAATTTTGATCCCAGGTAGGATTAATATCTTCACTTATATAAGATCCTGAACCACTCCAATCAGAAGGTGATGACCAGTTCATTAAGGCATTAACATTATGCATTCCTTGTTCACTTATGTTAACAGGAGAATTATGTTCAACGGTCCCTACACTAGTTTTGTCTGAGTCATTCCATAGGTTATATGCTCGTGTTTCAGGGAAAAACATATTATCTATATAATGCATTGCTGGATGAGCTGTTGCTTTTTGCCATTTATTTTGATAGTTAACATTACGCGGATAAGGTAACTCATTCTCAAGTGCTTTATCACCTACTACATGATCATACATATTATAATGAAAACCTTCATGAGCAAGTACTTCATTCATTAAATCTCTATTCAATACTTTTGCCTGTCTTTCACCTATACTTAACTTATCATATTCTTCTGTATCCGTATTTAATAGAAGATCTTCTACTTTATTTTGATCCATCATATCATACCAATCTAAAGCTATTTCATGGTCACCAGAATTATACCATCCCAAACTATCTTGATCAGTATATCTTTTAATTAATTTACCCCGATCTACATAATCTCTTAAAGCATCTAAACCACCTTCAGGGTAATATTTTTTAGGCCAAAATCCTGTGGTACTTCCTCTTTTTAACTCCGGATTTCCTAAACCAGCATAATAATCTATTAAATTTCCTTGTCGCCATACGTTCGTCATATCACTATCTTTAAATAATTCTGGTACCTCTTCATCTAGTATTGATTGTACTACATCAGGTTGATCAGACCATTTATCTTTAACCCAATCTATAAATTGTTCTTTATTTGCTGGGTGAGCAAAATATTCATTTGCCTCGTCAGGTTGGACATATTCTTTTCTATCTACTATACTTGTGTTTTGGGGTATATCCCAAGTAGTAGAATCTAAAGGATCAATAGATCTTTTTTGTAAATAAGTAGGAAAAAATCCATAATTTAATACTGATGTATTTTCTAAATCTGAAATTGATTGTGGAATATCAACAACATTAGGATCCCAATAATTTTGTGATACATATTCTAACGCATCTTTTTCACTAAAAAAAGTTTCACCATCTTGAGTTTCAAAAATTCCATCTCCTAGATGGTTAATTCCTTGATCTGTCCATTCTGGATATCCCGTAGGAGAAGGCCATTTATCTTCATAATTTCTATGATCTTGTTCTACGTCCCAAAATAAATCTGACAAATCAAATTCTTCTACCTCGGGAAGAAGTTGTTGTAAAGTTCCTAAACCTTTATTAGGTTTTTTAGGTTTTTTAGGAGCCGCAGCTTCATGAGTGTGACCAAACCCTTCACCCATAGTTATTTACAGTTCTGCATTTGTTCTGCCATCTCGCTCGCGCGCGCTGGTGTCTGTTTTGCCCAACGTGAATCCAGCATTTGGACATGCGCTTCAAAATAATTGGGTGGATCCTCTTGAAGCGCTGCCCACATTTTTCGGAACTTGGAAACTCCTGTCCCCCCAAGCTGAAAAATCATTTCACAAATTATAGTTTTTGCATCATCACTAATTTTTAAATTAGAACACATGTCATGTGTTTGATCAATTGCTGATTGTAAATCTTTTTCTAGTATGTCTTCTAAATATTCTTTGTCATATTTTTTACCGTCTTCCCAATGGTCTTCCACACATAGGTGGCCGTAGCCCACGGTTCTTTTATTTAGGGTATCTAAATAAACGGTGTCTCGAAATCCTTCGTGTTTTTTAACTGACTCTAAAAGTTTATCGTAATTCATTATTTATCCAATTTTTTATTTATGTTTTTAAGTTCTGTTTCCATAACAGCTATTCGTATTTCAATTTGTGTAAACATCATTAATGCTTCTTCTATTCTATCCATGTCTTTTTCCATGGCACTAACACGTTGTGACGTCATGCCCCATGTAGCACCCAGTGCTATAAAAATTCCTACTACCCATATTGCGTCTCTAATGCTCATGATACTAAAGATATTAATCCACCTTTTGCTGCCATCCTTGGAGCAACTTGATTAGCAAGTGCTTGATCTAAGTTGCCTTCATAAAGAGAAGCCGCAGCTGCGGAATTCATGTTAGGGTTTTGTAGTATTGACGAACCAAGACTAGACATGTCTGCTTCATCAGCAAAGAAATTTGCTTCTGGCGCAGGCGGATTTTGTATTCTATCAAGAGCTTTATTTATAGGAGAACTGCCAGGTGTACCCATTGTATCCTCTGCTATACCTTTTCCTTGTTGATAAATATCACTTATAGCTTCTTTAAAAATTTGTGCGCCTTCTTTAACAGGTGCCACATTTTTTCCTACAGTTTCTCTATACCGTTGATCGTTTTCTACTTCGTATAATTCACGGTCAAACTCTTTCCATTCTTCTGGACGTAATCTTACAAGTCTAACAAAGTTAGCAAGTCTGGTTTGTTCTGGAAGAGTATCATCCATCATTCTTGTAAAAGCACGAAGAGAGGGAGGGCTAGTCATTATACCACCCATGTATCTTACACCGTATGCTAAACCTACAGGAACTACCCATCCAGTAAAAGATCCTAGAGCACCAGCTGCGGCTCCAGTTTTCATTCTTATTCCTAAAGCTGATTGAGGCATTGCAGATGCAATACCAGATCTAATACCACCCATTACGGCACGTCTTGCCATGAAAGTACTAATTTGTGGAATACCATTTTTAGCTGCTGCCTCCATAACGGTAGCAAAATCAGCTAAGTCTCTTTGCGTTGGTAGTTGTGCTGCTTGTCTTGCAGTTATACCGTCTGGCATCACTGTTCCAGCTTTTCTTAAACCTTCATTAAAGTTTACATTATCAAACTCTAATACTTCTCCTGTACGTTGATTTGTTTTAACAAGTTTAGAAACTTGTGGACCAGGTAATGCTTTCTTAAATAAATCTCCTAATGGATTATCTTTTCCTAAACCAAGTGCTTCTTTAAAAGCTTGTCCATCAAAAAGTTCAGCACCATCTACTTGTTTTATAGAATTATTAAATACTTTATTTAAGTAAATTCCTAAACCTTGGTAGTATGCTTTATCTCCTACAATATTTTTCATGACTGCTAAAGTTTGTGCAGCGTTAGCAGGATCTGCTTTTGCTATATCTACAACACTTTGAAATAAATTAGACGCTTGTCTATCTGGATCTATTTGATTTAAAGCCATGCCAGTTCTTTCAATTCCACCTGTCATTGCTTTACCAGCTTTTGTTCCAAACATAAGCATTCCATTACTTACAAATGTTTCGTAGTCTCTCCATAGTTTAGCTACTTCAGGTATGCCAGAGTCAGCTAATTTACCAATGTCAGATTCCCATGCTTTGTATAAATTCATAATATCGCCTTGGCTTTCACCATCAGCATTCTTCATCCATTTTTTATATAGCTCATCCATTTGTGAACGAAGGCCGTAATACATTTCTATTGTTCTTGCACCAGCTACGCCTGGATCTATAACTTGTGTTTTTAAAAAATCTAAAATAGGTTCAGGAGTCATTTTAGGAATTTGTGAAGATGCTGCGTTTCCACCATATTGACGAGTATCTCCTGGTACAATTTGACGTTGAGCCATTCCTTTTTCATAAACTCTTTTCGCCATGTTTACAAAATTAGTATCATCTACCACTGCACCATAATTTCTTGCGGCATCTAATAATGCATTTTGTTTTAAGTTAGCTGCATTAATAAATCCTCTAGCTCCTGCATGTGCTAAATCTTGTACACGCACACCATGTTCTGTAACATTAATTAACGGAGCAAACGTTAGTTTTTGAATAATACTTTCACCAAGATCCATGTAAGCATCCATTTGTTGTGCTTTGTTTTTATAAATAGCGCCACCAATAACTGGTGCTCTTCCAAACATTTTTACACCTCCTGCTAGAATAGGCGATCCTACATCTGATCTTTGAACATTAGTTCCTGTTCTCGTATTTAATTTCGGTGCCATGTCTTCAAATTTGTTAAGAGGCATTTTTAATTCTGATGGACTTAAAAAATTAAATACAGGACTACGCATTAAACGTGTTACAGCTTTACCAATAAGAGGTATATGCATTGTAACATCTTCACCTCTTGGACCTAAAGTTGCAGCAACAAATTTTTCAGTTTGTGGATCTACTTTATTAAAATTACTAAATTTACCTGACCCATATAATCTTTGTTCAGCAGATAAAATATCAGTACCAGTAGCTACTCCAGAACCTGCACGAGGTTGAAACATTCTAAAACCTTTTTCACCAATAAAATTTCTTAATCCATAATAAGCTGGTCTTATTCCAAAGAACACACTACTTACACCGGCATCTATAACCATGTCTTTAACAGCACTTTTCATTCTTTCCGTTTGATCAGGTCTATTAATTCCCGTTGGACCAAAAGTTGCAAGCTCTGGAATCATATCTCCAATTAAATTTTTAATTTGGTTGTCGCTCATTTGTAAAGTTTTTTTAGCAACACCTGCTCGGTTCATAATATCTAATTCCATTTCGTAACCATAGTCAGCCGCACCAACTCCAATAGCACCTCCAGCTACAGCTCCTAAAGCTTTAGCCCACCAAGGTCCTGGGGCCTTGATGTTTTTAGTACCGGAACGAGCCCAACCTGCTTTCATTCTGTCTACCGTGCCTTTTGTTCCATATCTAAAAAAATTTCCAAAAGCATCTTTAACAACCGGACCAGCTCTGTATCCTTTTAATGATCCAACTGTCCCACCAATTGCTTCTTGTGTTAATTCTATTGCAGGATAAGGATTAGGACTAGACGTATAAAAACCAAATTCATCTTCAGCTAATAAAGTACTAGGTGTTGCTGTTATAAAGTCTTTTGAACTAAGTCCCATGGATCTTACATAGTTATTAATATCTTGTTCTAACTCAGCCGCTAATTCTGGTGTCATGTTAGGATTTTTTTCTTTAGCCGAATGAATAATGTTTACAACATTATCTCTAACACTATCTCTTTTCTCTCTATAAGTTTTCATGTTAGCAAGTTGTGATGCTCTTGCGTCCATATCTTTTTGAGAATTAATAAAAGGGTTATCTTTTCCAAATGGTGCCCCACCTGGAACTAACATGTTACCTAATAATTGAAAAGGTGCAGCTGCTGCTTGAACGGCAGGCTGGTATCCTTTTCTAACTTTGCTAGCAATTTCTTCAGGTTTAGTTTGGGGTATACCACCCTCTGTCACACTTACAAATTCTTTATCTTTAGCTCCTAAACCAGAAGCTGCTTCTTCAAATTCTTTTATTTGATAATTTTTATTTGCCATTAGCCCCATTTCTCCAATAAACTTTCGTGTGTTACTTTATTTTTTTGCATATCTTCTTGATGATTCATATCTATATTACCTTGTGTGCTCTTAAGCCAACTTTTATATGTTTGACTCCCACTTACATCTGGTCTTAAATATTCTGATTTGTTTTGTGGTTGTTGTAACCAGTTATAATAGGAATTTTCCAAATTTTTAGAACCTTCAATTTTAAAGAATTCAGGATTATCATCAGGATTCATTCCTGCAAGTTTTAATGCACCTGCCATGTTATCATATAGTTGATTGTAAATACGCATGTAGTTTTGAACTACTGCTTGGTCAGTTGTACGACCGCCTATTCCTGTTAATTTAACATCGGCAAATGATCTTCGAAGAACGTCTGCTAACATACGACCAGTTGGCTGTCTATCTCTTGCTAACATTAAACCTAATGTTGTTTCAAAAGTTTCTAATACTGATCTCTCACCACCAGATTGTAACAGTTTAGTAAATGAATCTGCAACTACATATGCTCTAGCTGGGTTTCCGTCTACATCTACACCATAACCACCATCTTCTAACGCCGCACCATATCTATCTTGATTTAATCCATTACCCCCATACTTATTTTCTTTATCAATAAAGACTGGTATTTCTACACCGTCTATATTCATTGTTCCATTAGAACTTTCACGTACAGCAAAACCTCCTCCTGTAGGATCACTGGAATCAAAATCTCCCGCTACAACACTTCCTGTAAATTCTTCAAAAACTTCAGATAGTGGACCTACAATTTTTCCAAATTCACCTGAAGCACCAATAAGATCAGGACGGTCTATAATCATTGGAAGTATTTCATTAGCTAGTGGTATTAAACCACGTTGAACATAGTTAGCATATTTAATTTGAGCATTGGCATCTGATCCTAAATCTTTGTTTACAGTTAATTGATCAGGATAGCTTAAACCGTAAGCTCCTGCACCTTCACCAGCTTCGACAAACTCAAACAAATTCATTCCATAATTTTTATTAAGTTCATAAAATTTAGTTTCTTCTGGGCTTGTTCTTTTCACTGTCATTAACCTTAAAGGTTTTTCTAATTTAATAGGTTGACCGTCTTGTCCTATAGCCAAGGATCCATCAGCATTTGTTTTATAGTTTTGATATACTTGAACATAAGGACCACTTCGATCACTCATCTTATCCATTTGTGAAAAATATAAATCTAAAGCAGCTGCGTTTATTTCACGATCTGCTTTTTGTTTTTCTATACCCATTTGAAATAACATAGGGGCTGTTTGTGCACCAGCTTGTCCTACTACGTCAAAAAATCCACGAAGACCAGGTTGATCAGTTCTTCCTGACATTAAAGCTGTACCTAATTGTAAAAGTAAAGCTGTTTGTTGTAATTTATCTCCACCAGAAGACTCTCCTAAAAATTGTTTAATTACATCTTTGTAATTATTAATACGTTGAACACTATCATTATCAATGTAATCAGCTATGTCTGGATCGTTAGACAAATCAGTGGAAGCTTCATCAGCTCCGGTAAAATCTGATGTAGCATTATTATCCATAGAATTTACATTTTTATTTTCCTCTTCATTAGCTTGATTTACAGAATTTTGATTAGGTCCTACTGGTGCATTATTAGCATTTTCTGAAGGTTGCTCGTTTGATGTTACATTACTAATATCTGTAATGTCTTCAGTAATATCTAGTTGTGATGTGTCTGTGATACTATCTATTGCTAAAGGACCAAGTCCACCAGCAACAAACATTCTTGCGCGTGGATCTTGTGAACCACGTGCCATTCTTTGAAATAAAGGTCTTAGTATAGGTTTAACCATATTAATCCTAACTACCTTTTAACGCTTGATATCCTGCTAGTCCTGTAATACCAGTTCCAACCGCTTGCGCTAATGGATTTGTCATTGGCGATGTTCCCATCGTTGTTGACATACCACTAGAAGGCATACCTTGATAGATATCACTAACAAAACCAAGACGTTGATACGGTTCATACAGCTGTTGTAACTGCTGTCTGTATTGTGCATCTGATATTTGTTGTGCTTGTTGTTGCTGTACAGAACCTGCTGACATCGCTGATGCTATATCCCCCTGTTGCAGTGCCTGCTGTTGTGCTCCTAATCCTGCAATTCCTTGAGCTGCAGTTTGTTGTCTTTGCATTTGATTACTAAATTGTGCTTGTGCTTGTTGTTGTGCTTGACCATAGTTTTGCGCTTGCGCTTGTCCCACAGCATCTGCACGTTGACGACCTAGTTCTGCTGTCTGTATTCCTTGTCTAGCACCACCAAAAGCTCCAGCTTGAGCAGCACTTAAATTAGCTTGATTTTCCATTTTATCAAACTGTTGTTCTATACCACTTATAACTTCATTTTGATAAGGGTTCATATATTGTTTATACGCAGTGGTAGGATCGTAAGCTGCGGTGCTATCTAATAATTGTTGAGTAGCGGTATTTAAATAAGGTTGAAATTTTCCAAGTCCTTGTTGTGTTCTCGTAAAAGCTTCGTTTTGTAAATCGGTGAAAGGAGAAACTTGTTGACCAGGAATAGTAACAGGATCTTTTGCAAATCCTGAAGCTGTGTCCATTAACTGAAGCTTACGTGCTTCTATTTGTGGAGCTTCTCTTGTAAACTGGGTACCAAAGGTAGTGCCAGTTGGATCTGCTCCGTCAGATAATCCTGGTATGCTCATAATATTTTCCTATAACTTTTTCCTATTTCTTCCATCCCTAAACGTTGAGCTAACTTATCAAAGCTACCTACTTGTGTAGAAACATCAAAAATAACTTCTTGTGCTCCTTGTATTTTTGACCAGTCTATAAATTTTTTCATCATTTGTATTCCAGTCATTTTTCCGCGCTCCTTGGGAACTACGTATAGTTCCAATTGTTTTGCAAATTTATCTTTACTATAAGGAAACTCCAACAAACATCCAATCATAAACCCTGTCGGCTCTTCCTTTTTCAACGAAACAATCCCAAACATGTTAGGTTTATTCATTGCTGCAAAGAAATAGTTTATAACTTTTTCTTTGTTAATCTCAACTCTATTCCCCCAGGCAGATTCTTTTAAGAAGTCTTTACTTACTTCTTGAATCCAATAAAGATCTTTCTTTTGGAAAAATCTCCACTTCATTTTTATGCAACCTTTTCCTCCATTGTTTCAACTAATGTTTCAGATTCAGGATCTAAAGAATTCATCATATCATACATTCTTTTTGCACCTGCATATCTGTCACCACCACCTAAATTTTCAACAGCTTTAGCTGTAACAACAAACTCTCCATCACTTAGCATTGCTGGAATCTTGTCATCTTTTGGGCCACCTGGGCCACTGACCTCGCCTCCTGCATTACCATACATGTACTTAGAATTAATCTCGTCAAAAATTTCTCTAATTTCATCGTCATCCATTTTCATAATGTCTGATGGATCTATATTACCATACCCATCTAATAAATGACCACGCATTTCGTCTACTCCAATACCTCTTCTGTCATCAACAGAAGCTTCTTCAAAAATATCTAAATCTTCTATGCCTTCATACCCTGGACCTTGAACAATTTTTTCTACGTTAATATTTTCTTCGTCAATATAATTCATAGGGTCTGACATCATTCCGGCACCGCCGTTAGCATAACCTTTTACTTCTCCCCCGTCGGCGTAAGGAGTAAATTTAAATTCACTTGGAACGTAACTGTAATAAGGATTAGTCATATCCTCATACATCTGTTTCATTCTTTCTTTTTCACGTCTTCTCATTTCTTCTCTAACTTGATCTTCATCTGGTTGTCCACCAGTATATCCAGCAAGTAATGGTAGTGCTGATCTTAAGTCAAATGATCCAGCTGCTATTTCATTTCCTAAAATTCCTTTTCTTGCAGTTTGATTTCTTAATAAATCTTCAAAATTCATACCTGGCATTGTTTTGTAAGTAGGGTTTCCTGCTTGGGCATACGTTGCAACTCTATCCCCAAATCCTCCTGTATAAATGTTACGATTAGGTGGTCCACCTTGATAGTCTACAACTGGAGGATTAGTATATCCAGTCATACGCGGATTTTCCATTCCTGTTGGAATCATAAAGTCTGACCCACCAGGTTGTTTTAATACATCAAATGCACTAATACCACCTTTACCATCTAATTGATTAGCAAAAGCATTAGCTTTCATATAAGCAAAAGGTAAAGAAGAAAGAGCTCCATACAATGCAGCTTTCTCTGGATTCTTTTGGCCCATTAGTCTAGCTAAACCATAACTTGTTAAACCACCAGTTACAGGTGCTTTAAGAAGCATAGGCATGGCACCAAACTTACTGCCATATCCTCCTAGTAGTGAACCTAGTCCACCCATTTTTCCTCCACCACCCATCATTGCCATTAATTTAGGTGATAGATAAGGTGCAGCTGCCATGGCTGCAATTGGTAATAAAGGTTTTGCTTTTTTAACTATATTTTTAATTGCTGAATCAAAAAATCCCACTCTAAACGTCTCCTGCTTTACCCTCTAGTATTTTGTGAATTGCTGCTTGGATAACAACATCTTGTCTAATGTGTTCCGCTTTTGTAGCAGTGGCAGGATTTGCAACATCATCATCAGCTTCTTTTGCTGATCCGTATTCTTGTCCTGTTTGTGTATTGGTTATAGTAATTTCTGCTGGGACAACGATTTTTGGTACTTGTTCACCATTAATCTCAACATATTCTACTATACCATCATCTTTTATAGGCATATTCTCTCCTTATAGCAAGTATTTTGTATCTTTTCAATCATTATGATATTTCCAAAAGTGATACATAAACATTAATTGGTTGGGCATTTGTATTAATTTTAAGTATATCTCCAGCTTCTAGTATACCTATATCACCAGAAGCAAGGTAAAACCACGATTTTGTGTATTTATCTGCTACAGTACCATCATAAGCAATAGCTGTATTATTAATTTTTAACGTTAATTGTGCTGATCCTCCTGAGTTATTGTATACCCAAGCTGTTTTAATAATAGCTGTTGTAGCAGCTGGACATGTGTAGATGGTGTGATCTCCCGTAGAAGATTTAGTCACCATTACTTTTTTATATGCGTTAGCCATTATGATATAAACCAGTTAAAAGCTTCATCATCATTCCTAAGTGTTTCAGGTGTATACGAGCTATTTAATAATTGTATTAATTGATCTAGTGTTTGTATTAATTGATTAATCTGTGCTTCACTATATTCAGAAGGTGCTTGTGGTAATCGTGGTATATTTATCTGTGCCATTATCTCATTCCATCTGGCTGTATTTCTGCACGGTAAGTTCCATATCGCCATGTAGTATCAATAGCTGAACTAGATATTTTTAAGGATGCTTGTCTGCCACGTGCTCGTGTATCTATTTTAGTTGTAGAAGCCGTAACTGCATAAGGACCATTAGTAACTGCAGTACTTGCAGGATATAATTTAAAGTTAAGTTCAATATTAACAGTCCCTGCTTGATTTTTAAAATCAGGTATAAATCTTTTTATAGACATTAGTCTTTCACCAGCCTCTGGAATAACAAAATCACCTGAAGTAATGTGTGAAGACAAAGCTGAACCATCAGCATCATTTCCATTTTCTTGTGCATACATATAACTTCTTCCTGCAGTAAGACCAGTTATTGTACTGATCGTAGAAGCAGTATCTGTTGCTGCATAATCAAGCGCATATGGAAAACCGTACACACCCTTATCTGCCCATGACGACCTTGCTAATGTGCCAACGCTCCAAACGTTTTCTTGATAATTATACGTAACACAACGATCAATGACATTAGATCCATTAGAACAATAGAACCAAGTTACTTCGTTAAACTCTGTATTTAAACCAGCAAAAGTGTCTTTTTGTGAGGCTTGATCAATATCTTTAAATACATAATCTTCTACGCTGCATGGTATTTTTTGAACTGAACCATCAAACATGAAAAAAGAATCAATACCCATCCAAAAAGATCTACCATTAGATTCTACAGCTGCGTGTTGTCCTATACAACCACAAGCAGAACCTAATTGTTGAAAACCAAAAGTAAATGGAGATCCAATTAATTGCATTTGGTACAATGCAGTATCGGACCAAATTAATACAGCACCACGTGAACGTTTAGCTGTGACAAGTTTAGACCCATCTGTTAATCTTTGTGAACCTGCAGTGTTAGTAGCAGTAGGTGTCCATGTTGCCGGGTCTTCTTGATCTGACCAACGAAGAAACATATCATCTCTTGTTGAAGCAGTTCCTATAGTTGTTTCGGTGCCAAAACAAATAACATGTCTATCAGTACCAGAAACTAATACAAATCTACTAGATGTTGGTGCACCTGAAACAGCAGTTCTGTTTGCACGTTGCACTGTTGATGTACTAGCTGATGTATCCCAGTAATATAAACTACCATTAAGTTGTTGGCATAATACATCTTCTCCCCAGTTGTCCAAGGACCATTTACCTGAGTCTAACTGTACGGAATCTGGTGCTGCAAGACCAGCTCTTGTTGTACCCCATGTAGATAATCCCCATGTACCTGCACCCCATCCATAACCTAGTATAGAAAAAGCGGGATTAGTATTTATTTGATATTCTGCCGTTCCTGTGACACCACTAGCACCAGTGCCAGTAGCTGCAGCCTTGGCTGTGATAACATAATTGTTTGTATCTGTAATAGATTGTATTTCAAATTCACCTTCTAGATTACTGGCTGTAATTCCATTAGCCGTGCCTGAAACACTAGATATAGTAACAAAGTCACCTTCTATAGCGCCATGCGTAGCGTCTGTTACGGTAACAGAAGTGGATCCATTTACTGTAGTAAAATTAGTTATTGATGCACCACTTTCTCTTATTGGTGTGATGTCATACCACGCTTGATTTTGATAAACGTAAAGTTTTTTATTAGTTCCAGTAATTGTATATTGATCGCCATCTAAAGAAAACCAAGTTACAATACCACGTGCTGCACCTACTAAAGCACTTGTAGATACTTTAGACCAACCACCTATTTTCTCTGGAAGCCCGTAACGAAAACGAACATTATCACAATCTATCCAACGCCCTTCAGCGCCGTATTGAGTGTCTTGTTTATCTATTCCTGGTGCTACCTGAACTTTGATTAGCGTCATTTAGTCTCCTATACAGCGCTATCGTAAAATCTAATCCAACGCTCAGTACCGTTAATTCTTACCCTTATTGCCCCTGCTTTACTTCCAGCAGAAGCTGTAGATGAAGATAAACTTTTTGAGCTATCAGCTGCTGATGTTCCAACAAAGTTAGTAAAAGCATAATCTTGATCTAATTGTTCTAATTCTAAAACTGGTTGAGAACCAGTTGCTGAAGACTGATTAACATGTAATTTAGCACTAGGTGCTGCTACCCCTACACCAACTCTATCAGTGCTAGCGTCTGTTTGTAAAAGAGTTGTATCTGTATCTCCTTCAAATCTAGCATCTCTATCTGCGCCAGCTTCATTAAATACAAAAGTTCCACCATTAAGTGAGACATCACTACCAACAGTTAAAGTTCCAGTAAGCGTCATGTTTGGTAAATTTTCTGGAATATGGTAAGCAGTTGTTCCATCCGTATAAATAAAATGTAAACATGTATTAGTTAAAGTTACTGGTGTTCCACCAGCAGGACCAAAAGTAAGTGCGTTACCAGCTCTTGTTGTTGAATCTTTTATTACGTACCAATTAGGATTTGCTTCACAAGTCAGCGCTGTTGCACCACCAAGTGTTCCTGTTAAATTTAAAACTGCTCTGCTTTGTTGGTCACCTGTACCACCACTAGCAACAGTTAATGCCTGGGATGTGCCTGTAATAGATACAGATGTATATCCTTTAATTGCATTTTCTATTTTCTCTAAGTTATCGTTTGTTTTAGATCCCCATGTACCAGCGTTTGCACCAGTGGTCTGGAGGTCTAAATTTAATATTGTCGAATCAGCCATATTATCTCCTTATC